GTTGTTTTTCCAATGAGAGGGTTTGAAATGACCCTTTATTCTCTCCTTAAGGTTTTTACTACTACCAATATATTTCTTCCCTGTAATAAGAGAATGAATACAATAGACGAAACAACCCTCCTTCAGGTTTCTTTCTCTTCGTTCTTTATCAAGTCGTCTATTTTTTTCGTTTATCTTCTCTCTATTATTTTTAGAGTATTCTCTATCATACTCTCTTCTTTTTTCTTTCGACCACATATTACTTACCCTCCATCAACTCTTGAAAGAAAAGAAGAAACTCGTCTTCAGGTCCTTGATACCTTTCTTTCAGTTCTTGATAGTAAGATTGAAATTGATACTCCAACATATCTTCTCTTTCGAGAAGGAAATTCTTAATTCTTGACATACGATAACTCTATAATAGGTTGTAAAGTCGGGGAGACTTATACTATCTATTATAGTTTATTTTTTAAATAAAGTCAAGTAATATTCTTATCAACCTCGACAAACCTATTCTAATGACATTTGTTGAAGTTGTCAAGAGGTTCAGAGAGAATAGTAAGACTTATAGAGTTATGTCTCCCCAGACTTACCTACTACGTCTCTTACCTTCTCTCAGACCCTCTGGATAAGTTTAATGACATTCCAGGTCAAGGGAGTTACGGGAGTGTCTCCGAGGACATAACCCTTTGGTCAGGGGTTGTCAAGGATTGATTTCTTCATTTGATCAAGAACCTTGGTCATGTTTGAAAAGACATAAGTGATGTCAACATCCTTTGGAAACCCTAAGGCAACCGCCTCTTGTAGAATTCTATCCTTCATCTTCTGTGCCTCTGGATCATCAGAGAGTTTCAATCGTGTATAAAGAATACGTTGTTTATCCAGAAGAACACCAAGTTTTTCTACGTGTTCAAGTTTATCATCCCTATTCATTGTAGAGAACTCAAAAACTTTTTGATATATCTCTTGTTGGAGTTTGGTGATGTTCTCCATCTCCTCACGAACTAATTCTGAACTAAAGAAACTACTCATCAGACTCCTATTACTTCTCTTAAGATACGTTTGTATGAAAATACATCAATATGTATAAAAGAACTATACTTATCAATTCTCATAGACAAGAACTCCCAAACAGGATCTTTGAGTTTTTTATCAAAGTTTTTTTTAAATCCTAGAATTCTGTCCAGGATGATCAAAGTTTCTAGTGATACGTTCTTTGCAAGGTGTTCTTTGACAATGATAGGGTGACGGGTTCCATCAATCTCAAACACACTATCAAACTTTTTACCATCAAACAGATCACTGACTTCATTCTTGAAAACATATGACATTGATTGATGTTTTCTCTTCCATTCAGAATAATTACCCTCACCCTCTTTTGCAATCTGACCAATCCAAAGAGACTGTGGATCATCGCAACTCACAAAATTTGCCACGAAGTATTCAATCACTTCATGATCATCCTTCTGTCGTGATAACTTCTCAAAGAAAAATCTATCCTTTCGTTTATAAAACGATTGGATAGATGCTCTAGACTTACCACAATATTTGTGGTAATCATATGTTTTTTTAGTGAAATGATTTTTCAGTCCAAGGTAAGACTTGTACACATCGAAGGGTTGCACTTTGGGAATCATATAGGAAGTTTAGCGTGAGATGTTCTCTTCAAAAAGTTTAGTTCAATAGCCTCACATTTGATCTTCTCTTTCAGAGGTTTAGAGATCAGTTTGGGCACAGACTCTACATCAATATTGTTTTTCTCACAGAAGAATACAATCGAATCAATATAACTCATGTCAACATTATCTGAATGGATTTTTTCAATCTCTTCAGAGAACTTTCTTGGACAGTAAAACTTACTCTCCAAGAGTTTATTGATATCTTGATCTTCAGGCATCTTTCTGTAATTTGAATTCAACAAACTCTCTAATGTACTTAGTGAGTAACTTGATGTACTTAGCTTTATCATATTCTTCATAGACTTCACACTCTCCATTTTCACAAGTCATTATAATAACGAATTTTTTAACTGTAAGACCAGTCAATTCATACAACATACATGCATATGCTGCACACTGTACAAAATATCCTTCAATCCACTCACGTTTTTTTGGTTTCTTTGATGTCTTGAAGTCGATGATAGCCAATTCGTTATTATACTCGGCTATACAATCTACGGTTCCAGCAATACCTAAGTACTCACTATAGAGAGGTTTTTCTAGACCATGTATATTATCTATGTTGTTTAGATCACCCTTGGCAATCTTGAATAGAAAGTCGGAAAGAGGTTGAACCTCTGGAAGATCCTCATTCTTTAGATAATGTTCGATTAAAGTATGAGTATCAGTACCACGACTAGTAGCCTGTTTAGTTACTTTGTTTGCTTCTTCTATACCAACCCTCTTCCGCCAGTCTGCAAAGATCTGACGGTTATAGTGACTGATGACAGAAGTGATTGAAACTAATTTTTTTCCAGAGGGAGTATCATAAAACCTAACACCATCAATATCTTTTCTTTCAAGAATTGGGGTGTCTAATTCAACATGTTTAAACATTACATACCTAGTTCAAGTTTTGCCACAATATATTCCTTAACAAGTCCACTTCTACAAATGTCTTCTGCTTGGAATTCAATTGTATCAAAAGATGGCATATTATTCAAGATTTTCATGAAGTCAATAATACCATTTCGTTCCGCAGTCTTAATCAAATCAGACTGAGTTGCATCACCACAGAACATTAGTTTAGAATCTTCACCAACACGGGTGATCATAGAATCAAGTTCGTGGAAATTTAAGTTTTGGAATTCATCAACGATGATGATTGCCTTATCAAGGGTTGTACCACGAATAAATGAAGTAGACCAGAATGAAATTGTTCCTTGTGCTTTGAGGTTGGTATACAACATTTCAAATGCATTATCATCTGGCATTTCAAACATGTACTTTACCATATTCTTATATGGAATCTGATAAAGTGAAGACTTATCTTCATGGTCTCCAGGAAGAAATCCAATCTCTCTGGTGGCTACAAGAGACCTGACGATGTAAATCTTCTCATAAGGTGTACTTGGATCTAAAACATCTAGAAGGGCGTTGTAGAGGGTGATAAAGGTCTTACCTGTACCGGCACAACCATATGCGACTAAGTTCTGGTTTTCTTTATATTTTTCAAAGAAAAACTCTTGATTTTCTGTGAGGGGTTCAATTGTCTTAATATAATCAAGATTAATTGGTTTCTTTCTCTTCATTTGTTTGTTACTCATACCAAATGGAACTGGGTTTGTACTTCCAATACCAGACTTACTCTTTCTAGACATAAACTCTTTGAATTAAACAGGTTTTACTCTTGAACCAGGTAATTTAGATGCTTTATGAAGAACATCATTCCAACCTGGATGACTCTTCTTCAGTTTATCGTAAACTTCTCCTACCTCACCAAACCCTGGGGCATTTTCTGGAGTATAGTATCTTTCCCATTCAGGATTATCTTTACGCCATTGATCCCAATCGTGAACACTCATCTTCACGTCTTTGGTTTCACCAGTTTCCTTGTTTTTTATCGGATATGTGGCCAAAAATTTACCTCCCGTCAATACAAATGTTTGTAACCTGGTGCTTTTCTGTGTCTAATAGCAGATATTAGAGGGGCACCGACACCATATTTATTACTTAACGTAACACCCTTCTCTGTGCTTGTCAATATCTCTTTGACTTGTTCATCGGTTAAGCTTCTCTTTGTCTGACGCATTCTTTCGATTGCCTCTGGACTACAACACACTCTCCCTTTAAGTGCATCACTTCGTCTCTTCTTATGTAACTCTGTTTGTTTTCTCCCCGTCATAGCCTTCCGTTTCTTTTCTTGTGTCTCTGGGCCCTGGTATGCACTCTTACCACCCAATACAGATTTAAGGTGTAGAATTTCTCCTTTTCCTATTCGACCTGATAACGCCTTCCATGCAATGTAGTCCTGTTGGTTTCCCTTTCTTAACCACTCTGCATAGTGCCACATACTATGTTGTGTAGGTGTTAGTTCTATTAGGTTTTCTTTTAAGTTACTACCACCTTCATAACGAGGAATAATATGGTGCTTATGTTTCATATTTCTATCCAGTCATAAATTATTTATAACAGGATAGAGTTTATGTAAAATTTATTACCACTCTAAAGCTTCTGCAATAGTTGGAAATTGTTCTTTAAATATGTCCTTACATGCATTGGCAATTTCCATATGTTCTTTCTGTGTTCCATTGGCAGATCTAAGATCAATATAATGAATCCATGAACGAACTGAACCTGTCATATACATTTTAGTAGGAACGGCAAGAGGAAGAACAAAACGAGCACACTCTTTTGCGATCCCATCATCAAGCATTTTTTGGTATAATGACATCGCGTCCCTGAAGTGATCCTGTATCAACATTTGATATTTTTGAATCGTAAACGGATCAATGTCATCAATAGAGTTCTGACGATTCTTAGTATCTTGCCGACGTAACTCAGGTAATGGAATAGTTTCTCCTAACAGAGAACTATCTGCATATCGTTGTGAAAATTCCTGAAAAGTGAACGAACGGTGACGCAAAATTTGAGCTGCGATACCACGGTTCGTTTCAATCTCAAGAGTCATGAATGCTTGTTCAAAGATACTCCAGTGTTGATGTTTAATACAATATTTCAATAGACCAGAAATCTTTTCATTGTCTTGATTGTTTGGATTACTAACCCTTGCACAATATGCCATGTGCTTTTCAGCATCAGGACTCACATTAACCAACTTTACTGACATTCTTGTTCACCTTTATTAAAACGTTTACGACACTTCTTTACTGCATTAAGTTCTTCTTTAATCATTTGATATGCATCTTCAGCAGTAATTTTACCACCAAGTTCCATGGCACAGATGACTTCAACTCTAGTACCAAAATGTTTTAATGATTCTTCGAAGCACGAAAGTTCTTCATACATTACATCTCATCTCCATAAAATACTTCATCATAATCATCAACTGGAACATTTGTATATGTAGGTTCTTCCTCAATTACATTTTGAAGTTCCTCTGAAAATAACTCTTCCCTTAGTGTTCCTAGAAGGAATTCCATTTTACAAATGGTTGCTTTCAATCTTTCTTTATCCATTAGTATAGTAGGCTTTAAAGTATTTTGTAATTCCAGACGTACTAGTGTTTCCCTGTGACACCCAGTCATGAGCACACTCAGAAATACTCTTCATACTATAAATTGGTTCTCCGTTTTCAGTCAACTGAGAACCAAACTTATTCAGAAGATAGGAGTAAACTTTTTCTCTAATCTTCATTCGTTCATCACTATACCGCCAGTCTTCCATAAAAATTAGAACCACACTAAGTATTATACACAAAAAAAGGGTGGAAGTCAATCCCACCCTCGAAAAATTAACTTAAGATCCTCCTGCAAATTCGTTTACACACGGCATGATCTTCATCACATTCAATAAGACAATCATAATAGTCATTCAAAATATCCGATTCATCAGATGTTCTGTCTAAACTATTGATTAATCCGTTTACGTCTTGTTTCCATCCTGCAAGTTGATTATAGGAAATAACGTTATGCATGATGTCCTCCACGATTAGTTTACTTTATAATAAAGGTCGATTTTTCAGTACACTTTTCTCACCTCTATAATTCTATCATATGTATAGGACTTTTTGTATCTTTGTATACATTTATGTTTTTTTTACATAAGTACAAAAAAAGAGAGGATTTGTAATCCTCTCTATAAAGTAAGTTTAACTGTTATCACTTGTTGTAAGTATGACCTCGATAACAGAAAGTACCATGTACTTCGTCAACACCTTGCTGACACTCATACTTGACACCACGATAGGATGTCATGTGAATTTGAGCATCATGAAGAGCTGCTGCTTTCTTGATCTGATTACGGATGAGATTAAGTGTGTTCATTGTAGGTCTCCTAAAAGAAATGAGAATTTTACTTCCCGTTCCTTGGGTCGTTTGCGTCCCAGTTACACTCAGGTGTTGCTTCCTTTAAGGTCTCAATCACCTCAGTTTGAATGAGTTCACTTACACTGTCATTTGCTTTGATACGACTGATCATATCAGCAGCATCAATACAGGCAATACCAGAGTAAAGTAGTAATTCGATCATGGGATGAACGATTAGAGTGATTTTTTCCAGCGACGAATAGAAGTATGAGATGTTTGATAAACTTCTGCAAGTTTTCTAATAGGTAAAGATAAAATAGATTCATCTTTACTTACATCTTTTAGAAAGTCATCATACATTTTACCTCTGGTGTATGTTATGGATTTAGGAGTAGCGTATTCTTTTGGATTACGACTTCTACCTTTCCACCACCCAGAAGGAATGTCATTCTCATAAACCACTCGTTCATTTTTACCGTCAGTAACACGAACTTTACCAAAACAGGGATTGCCTCTACCAATTCGTTCTCCCTGAGAACAGAAAGAAAATGAAGAAGATATTTGCTTTGCCCTATTAGCAAAGTGAGGATTAGTATCAACTTGATAAAACTCATGGAGTTTTACTTCCGCTTCAACTGCTTCCTCTCTCGTAGCATGTTCGGTAAGAATGATTTTAGAGGAAGGATTAAATGTTTTGTCTCCATAGGAACCAAAATAATTATCCTCCACTGGATTACACTCACATCCTCTGCTACCAATGTAGCCTCTCCCAAAGGGTTCGTAAGAGTAGTAAGTGTAATAAATCATTCTAATTGCTGACGCTCCGTTCCGCGACTTACTTGCGTCTCACCGAAGTGAGATGAACGTAGATCTATTATAGATCACTGTAGTTATTTATGTCAAGGTTTTTTCTTGTCCATTTTTCGGATCTGACCGAGATTAGACTTCTGCCCCTTCTTGATCTTCTTATACTCTTTAATCAGTCTATCAATTTCACTATTAGAAATATTGACTTTGAGTTCTTTCTCTTCTTCTTTTTCGACAAACCCTAATCCAGTTTGTTCCATACTGAAAACCTGAGATTCTTTGTCATCAACATAATCATTAATGACTTCTTGAATCTCACCACGGATTAGGGAATTGATTTGTTCTCTCAGTTCTTCGTCGTTCATTTCTTAGGTGGATTCCAAAGTTTAGGGTTTATTCGACCTTCTGTTTGAGTCATGTTTCTGAAATCACTACGATAATTATCCCAGTAGTGATCAAAGATATCTACTTGTTTTGCAGCAGAAACAATATCAAACTTAGTGATTCCTGCTTGTTCATATTCAACTAAAAAGGAATTTGATGGAAGAGATCTATCATCCGCCTGTGATGGATCACAATCTGAATAAATCTCTTTAATACCTTTTCCCATTAAGAACGGCCCCCCCATTGGATGTCTGTGTATGCTGACTCTACCACAGATTTGTTCAGTTTGTACTTAGATTCAAGTTTCTTATCCTTGACCAAACAAAGGATTTCAGATTCTGATGGGTGGAGGCCCTCAAGAATTTGAATGAACATGGACTCTCTACGGGTCTTGGAGAGGGAATCATTACCACCCTTGACAAAGTGATACAAGTTTCTCCATTCTTTCCTCAGAGAGGTGTGGTCTGTCCCTACAGGGACATCATTCTTCTCGAAGGGAACCTCACCCTCAGGTAACATAGACACTACAGTCTCATCAAAATTCCAGATCAGAATTGCTTTGAGTGAGTCTGTTTCATACTGTTTGAGGACTTCAATCTTTTTGGCTCTAGTTCTCTGTTTACTCACCAATTCCAAAATCTCAAAGATGAATGGATTAGGAGGAAGTTTTGTACTGGATTTACTAGTATTAGTCGGTTTCTTCGTCTTCGTAGTCGTCATAATTGTTTTCAAACCTTACTGCTAAAATTTCATCAGGTAAAATATTACCATCCCCATCAAACATTTCTGGATGAATGTATGGGACACGGGTTTGGTCTAGGTATTGTTTTACTACCCAACCTAGGAGAGTTCCTATTAATAGGAAAAGCACTGTTGTTGATACTGAAAGTGCAATGATTGCTGTTTCCATTTTATTCTCTCCGAGAGTTTACTTTCTTTATGTCTAAATGAACATCTAAGAAGAAGTTTATCTCTCTGTTAAAGAGAGAAATCAACTTCCCAAACTTTAATTCAAAAGTCTTTGGGTCTCTTTCTCTCCTCCGTTTTTTTCTCATTAATAATTCAACACCTCTATTAATTTGTAAAGGTTTTGAACTATTTCCTTTATTTAGAGGGTTTTCTTTTCCTTCCTGGTTTCTTTTCTTGTTCATATCTCAAAGCATCCTCAAGGATTTTATTCAAATAATTTTTAATTTTTCTAGCCTCTGGTTTACCCAGATGTCCATAACCTTCTCTCAATTGTTTGTGGACATCATCTGAACCACCTTCAAGATAATCTTCAAGATCTGAAATCAATCTATTAATTTCTTTTGATGTGGAACTTTCTATGAATTCTTGAACATCTTTTTTAGTAGCTTTGATACTCTTCAAATATGCATACATATCAAGTTTATACTTTCCATTGAAAGCATAGTCAATTGCGTATTCAATAATTTCATAGAATTCATACTTGTTCATCAAACAATATTGTTTTCTTTTAAATATTTAACAGTTTCAGTACATCCACCAAGATGTGTTCCATCATGAGGACCTTCGACATTTAATACAACTTGAGGGAAGGTAGAACCTTGTCCGAACTTTTCATAAAACTCCTCTCTTGTGTAGTCCCTACCAAGTTTCAAAACCACATGTTTCTGTTCAACAAGTTCAAGAACTCTCTGAACTTTGGTACAAAAAGGACAACCGTCCTTTGAATAGATTGTGTAGGTCATACGTCAATTGTGTTTCTTACTTCAGGGTTTTTCTTAAGTTCTTCAATGAACTCATTTCTTACAAGACAGGATTTGTATCCTGGGTAAAACTTTTTCATCAACATAGGAACAGCCATACAACCAGGATACCCACCTTTGATCCAGACCTCTTTACGGTCCTCTAAAACAACATGATTGAATGGAAACTTAGTTTTCTTTCGGTTCATAAGGGTGTTGTGGAGTGAACTCTTCTAGAGGTTGAGATTTAGTCAAGTCTCTACGACTTTGATTCTTGATAATAATGAAGGCATCTTTATTATATTTACGAGTACCAATAGGAGATTGCCACTTCTTATTATACTCCTCACCTACATCAATACCAGAAACGGAAGTTCCTCCAATCTCTACATCAATCTCATCACCTTCTTTCCAACCTAAAACTTCAAGGACATCCTGAATTTTATCCATAATTCCATTGTCATTCCAAGCAAAGAAGTTATCATCATTCTTTGTCCAGTCGTGTTTGGGGATAGAATTCATAACTTTCTCATCTGGATCTAAACTTCCGTGCATAAAAAAGAGGGCGATTAACCCCCTCATTATATCAAAATTTTATTCATCAGTCAAATGGTCAGCACAAGAAAGAGTATCACAAGGAGGACATTCCAGTTTAGCAAGAACTTCCTGATTATGTTTTTCGAGAGCACATGGCATTGCCTCTTTGAGTGCTTCTGTTACATTCTCTTTGAATGAACGATGAGGGATGAAGATCTCATCATCCTCAGTCTTGTAATCCTGGTGTGTTTCTTTGAACTGACGATCTACATCATACAACATAGATTGTACCATGTCATTGATGACTTCCAGTGTTTGTGGTTGAAGTTGATCCCAGTTGTATCCAGGGAACATATCATCCTTGACACGATCTAGCAATGCTTTCTTACAATGCCACTGACTATCAAAGATTTGGGTAAATGCTTCCCAGTCGTGTTGGGATTTGAAATTTGGAATACTCATTTGTTAAAACTCTCCTGAAATTCTTTCCAATTTTTATCAAGTTGTTTCTCTGCCCATCCCCATTGACCATGCTCCATACCATCAATCTGGGCACATTCAATCTCATCTTTAATGAGACGACGGAGCATTTTGATTTGATCTTCAGTCATAAGTCGTAAAGAGAAATACTTTGATTGTTTGTCCGTCATCCTGAAGTGATACTTGAACATTAGAGCATTCGTATCTCACAAACTCTCTTCCTTC